TCGACTCCCAGCGCCGCCGTGACCAATCCCTCTAAGCCGCCGTGATCGGCTACCAGACTATACGCGCTGACCTCATCGTCATAGGCAAAGCCTGCCATTAAATCCTTGCCTATAATCTCGCCGGCAACGTGAGCTACAAACCGGCAGCAATCTGAGTCGCCATATTGAAACTCCCGCCGCTTCCAGGTGTTAAGGGCGCATTTGACATCGTTAGCCGTTGCCATTATCAAACCCCGAAGCTATGCCCTGAGACGTAATTAGGCCCGCCCGCGATTGAGTCAGATTTATTGTCTCGCCACTTGATTTTAGCGCCTTCGATCATGGGCAGGAACTCGAAAAACAGGTCACCTGAATAAAATCTTTGTTGGGCTTGAGTCGTGTATCGAAGCCCGCTCGATCTATCGAAAGCCGCTAGTTCAGACTCACAAACCAGTGTGATGCTATCGCCGCCATCATTGCCCACTGAAACGGTCATCACGTCCATTGCACCAGCCCATATCTGAATCGGGTCATCGTGTAGCACGTCAGCAGCCGATAAAGCCCCGATGTATATGGTAACGGGGCGCATGAAATAGTCTTCAGTCAGCGCAATATTGGCGAGTGTGGCATCGAGTGCCGATAACGTTAGGGTGATACCGTAAGGCGATACGTCTGAGCCTTCCTCAAGGCGTGATACGGAACCGAAATCACCTACACCTAGCCAATCAAAGCCGCCCCATGTATACGTCCCCAGCCCGTTGTGCACGTAGGATGTGCCGCTGGCAAACTCAAGTTTGGCGAAGGTAAGAACCGCAACATGCGGGAGAAGAAACGCCGCAGCGGTATTTGTCGGAAATCCTCTACTCAAGCTAAAACGTCCTCTACAGCTTCAATGCTGAATGATGATAGGTTAGCTGGACTGTTGTCCCATTCGGCCTTAGACCCAAGCATAAAAACGCCCAAGACGGGAACCGTGATGTTGATAGCCCCATTGTTTACGGTCGCCTTCCTGATTGGCGGCGCGATTGACAGGGTAACAGCACCCGCCGCGCTAGAATTAGCGTTTGCCGTGACCATGTGCAGCTCGTTGTTGAATGATATGTAATCGCCTTCAAGTAGGTAGTTTGTAACGCTGAAGGTCGCGCCGTCACATACCAGAGAAGAACCAGTCTGCCCGGCCCCGTTGATCAGTAACGTCCCGCCACCCGTGCCGCGTCTAGCGAACGAATGATCTTGAACTGTAAACCGATGTTCTTGCCCGTTCAGTTTAGTGAGAAATGCCTGCATTGATGCCCTGTCAGCGCCGGTCAGATTGTTAAACTGCATGGAGACACGCCACAATGAACCCTTGCGCCCCACCGTCTGCGTAGCGTTGGTGAGAGGCGAGCGAAAGGTCTTGGTATTCGTCACAAGCTCACAAGACGAACGTGATGGCGTTACAGCTGGGAATGAATACGTTGTCATACGAAGCGCCGCCTTCTCATCAGGTCTTGAATCTGAACCACTGTGGCCGCGCTGGTGACTTCCATCGCCTTGCGAATTTTCATATCGACATCACCACCTGACCCGCTCGCGTCGACGTTGTTCACGATGGTAATATCACCGCCGCCGACACCGACACCGTTGGGCGTAATGTTGCCGCCCTTTGAACCCATGCGCAACACTTCAGGACCGCGCTCGCCGACCAGGTAAGATTCACCACCGCGAACCTGACCGCCAACCGCGCGTGCCGCGAGTGCCGCAGAACTCAATACAGCAACCGTAGCAGCCAATGGAGCAGTGGCAGCCACTGCCGCCGCAGCTGCCTCAGGCGCAAGACCAGGGCCAACGATAGGTATTGCAGCGATTGATGCAAAGGTGTTTAGGCCAGCCATTACAACACTAGCCTTAGCGTTCAGCGCCATCGCCGTGACCTCGCTCGCCATCGCAGCCTTGCCGACCAGCTTGTTAACTATCTGGTAGGCCACCCATTGGGCCGCCATTTCAGCCAGTACGCTGACTACCGATTGCGCCAAACCTTGCGCCATGCTCTTGAACGAGTCCTCAACAGACGCAGTGCCAGCCAGTATCGAGGAAAAGGCACCGGCCATATTAGATTCAAGGGATGTCGCCATAGCAAACCCCTCATCATCCATGCTTGCCATGCCTGCGCGAGTGCTTTCCAGCCACTGATCCATCATGGTTTTCTTGGCCTCAATCTCCCTGTTGTCGGCCTCTCTGTTCAACGCCTCCTTGCCTTCAATAAATCCTTGCTCGCTGATCAGTCGTGAAGCGTAATCCGACTCAAGTCTAGCCAAAATCCTCGCTTGCTTTTCGATAAATAACTGTTCTTCTTTCAGCCCCAGCAGCGTGACGTTCTCAAGGAATGAGTTTGCCGACGCCTTCATAGACTCAAGCTTGCGAGCCTCGGCTTCGTTTTCTGTCTGCGCTCGATCCAATGCAGATTTCGCGACTTTCCTATTATTGTCTATCAGTTTTTCAGCCAGCAATTCAGCAGCGGTCGCCTCTTTCTTTGCGGCTTCCTCTGCGCCATCAACCAGCAATTTAAGCGACGCGACGCCATCCTCTGCTAGTTGTCGCCGGGCGTCCTTCTGGAATTCTAGCGACTCGGAGACTGACCTGATAACCGATTCATGCTCAACCAATTCACGTAGGAACTTGGCAAACTCAGGCGTTAAGTCTCTTTGGCTTGCGGCTATGCCATCAACGACTTCACGCAGGTCTGAGTATGCGCCAACATCGCCTGGCTTTAGTTTCCCTGCGGCCTCAATAAAGGCCACCGATTGCGCTCTTGATATGCCGAACTGATTCGACACCTCTCCAACAGCATCGCCCAATCTGCCCACGCCTTCGGTAAAGCTGTCCAATGGCTTGGCAAAATCGGCATCGGTAAAACCCTCGGCGCGTAATTCTTTAATCCCCTGCGCGACAACAGACAGGTCCATGTGTCCCACGCCATCGACCAGTTCGTCTATGGCTACTACTGAACCCTTAATAGCTATTCTGGCGTCGTGCATTCCGGACACTAGCGCGGCCATTGCAGCGGCTTCGGATATCTTGCCTAATTCCAGTAGGCGTTTGGACAGTTCCAGCGTGCCGTTGTCGGTTCTCTTGACCTGATCATCGAGGCGTTCTAGTGCTTCCTCAAGCGACTTTGAGCCTCCCTCGGCTCTGCCAAACGCAGCCATCAGCGTACCGCCGACCATCGCGCCCAACGCGATTAACACGCCGAACACTGCACCACCAGGGCCGAAAATACTTGCTATCTGTGGACCCTGTTGACCCAAGATGACGAAGGCATTAGTGCCCATCTGGGCCTGTACTGCGATGTCCTGAAGCTGGAATGATAACTGCTGTGTAGCGCCCTTCATCGCGCCAAAGTTGCCTTTAATAACCTTGGCGGATTTAGCCGACGATGACGCTAGTTTGTTGGTTTGGCCCTCGGCGCGTTTACTGGCAGCCGTCAGCCCTTCAAGGCTACCCTCGGCGCGTTTAACACCGTCAGCCTCAACCTTGATCATTAACGAAGCTATATCAGTGCTAGCCATTCTTAGCGGCCTCGCTCTCGTGCATTCCGTCCAGAACTCTTATCACGTCAACCTCGAAGGCGTCTAACTCGCCGTAAATGTCTGAATATGCCTTGATTTCGGTGAAGCTAATCGGGCCGCTCGCCGCGTTTTTTATTGCCACGAACATAGTCCATAGGTAATACAGTTCATCACGCAGCACCGGCCTATCGAGTAACTCTTTCGGCTTGCGGCCTATACTTTTCTCAACCTGTCGCAGATTGGCAATGCGGCTAACCTTGGAACCCTTGTCGTATCCGACCGACCAGAATTCCCAGGCGGCGAAGGGTCGTAATTCCTCGATTAACCCGGCGTAAAATTTGCTCGATCAGCGATAAATCCATCAACCTGGTTGGCAACGAACGGCGAGCCGGTATAAATATTCCGAGCCTCATCGACCGAAAACGCGACATTATTTTTGCCGTCCTTCAACCCTCGCCAATCCTTCGTGACTGACACCAGCATTTCGATAGCGCCTACCTCAGCGTTATCCTTCATGATCTCGCGATGGTAATCCCTTACCGCCGCACGATAGGTCTTGGAGTCTGGACCCGCAACCGTGATATAAAAGTGAGTAGGCTTTCCGTCTACAGGACTTTTGATCCGTATCTCGTTGCCTTTTTCATGGGCTTCGACTGTGAAAAGCGACTTCAATTCCATATTCGTTCCTCAGTTGCAGGGCCAAAGCCCAAGGTTAAGCTGCGCGGGTAATCTTGATCTGGCTGGCTGTCGATGCGTCATACAGCGCCACAAAGTCAAGCGTAACCGTTACTGCACCAGGCCCAGACACTTCCGGATTACCTGAGTTGTATTTCACGTTCGGCAGTTCGACCGTATAAGATGAACCGGCTTGACTGGTCAGCACGAAAACAATGCTTGATGCAGTCTCAGCGATGAACTTATCAATCAATGAACTGTCCTCGAAGTAGGCTGTAACCGACCCCGTTACGCGAGACTTGCCGATGCTTGGCAGCAATGTCAGGGCAGAACCAACTATAGGCAAGGCTTCCATGCCGTTGTCAATGTTTAAATCCAGCGCCGTGATAGTCGCGATGCTTGACCCGCCCTCAGTGATTGAGCCTGTGAAGGAGTCAAAGGGCGCGGTAGTTGACTCAGCGTTGTATGTCGCACCAGCCAGCAATGTGCCGCTGACACTCATATCTCGACCGATAACGCCGAACGAGCCAGTGACCATCGAGTTAGGTGCCACCGATAAGCTCATGGTGTTGAAGACACAGCCAGTCGACCGTAGATACTTCGCGATGTCCGCGTGGTATCGCTCGATGCTGAAGCTCTTGCGCAAGACACCCGCAAGCAACACGTTAGTAGTCCATGCGCCGCAAAGAGTTGCTTCGATCAAAGCATCAAATGTGCCATATGATAATTCGAAGTTAATATCACCGCCGACCGACTTCATGCCGTGTCTAAAGTTAGCTATCTGCCGATCTTGTCGCAATTCCTCAGACTCGATGGCGTCTTTCGACAAACCGACCGATGTCCCAGTGTGACGAATCGGGGTCAGTGCGGGAGTGGTTGCGGGAGTTGTCCCGTACGTCACTTCCACGATGTAGCTCATATCGTGCCGCGAGCCTGTTGCTATAGTCATATCATTTACCTCGGTGCGATATACGCCGTATAGTTAATTTTAACAGCGATCAGATAACGATCACCGTCTTTTGTGCCTGTGCCTCGTGATACGTCGCCAAGACTGACAACGACTGCTCCCGATGTTAAATCTGTCCCGCGACTGAAGTGATCCGCAACGAGATCCGCTTGTGCGTTCGCTGCGCCTGGCCCGTCACCCAATGGGGCGAAAACGTCTATCTGATAGATGCCTTGATATTTGTCCAGTCCTGTATCGCCCAATGACGCCTGAGCCGTTGTGCCTGTTAAGTTTGTCGGTCTCAGATACGTTGTGCCACTGACCGGTGTATATAAAGTATTCTCCCATACTACAGGCGGCGACGATGTCAGCGTGTTAAGCCGTGAGTCTAAAGCTATGTCTATAGACGCAAAGGCCGTACTCATCGCTTAGCGGCCTTTGCTACTTCATCCTGAAAGCCCTGGATCGCAAGACCGACCATTCCAGTAGGCGCTTGTTGGCTCCATCCGTTTTCTACGCGAAGGGCATATGGTAAGTTGTTAGTCATATAGATTGTATCATCCCCAGTGGACGTATTGACAACGGACTCCATTTCCTTCTTTGTCGCGCTGCCATTGGCATCTATTCTATCTGTCGGGGTCAATTCAGGATCACGGACACTCGTCCGCCAATTGCCTCTCAATGCCCCGCCAACATAGCCCTTTGGTCGATCTCGGTAGAGTAGAAAATCGACATAACCGTCTTGCGGGTGTTTGTACAGCCATATTTTCGGGTTTCCCACTGGCGTTGTGAATATGACATCGCTGAATATATTAATCGCCACAACCTGCTTGGCATGTTCAATGCTCGCCATCGCCTGTTCAGCAAACGCCTTAATATCTACGCTGAATGTAGACTGCTTACCTTCTACACTGAAGCTCATAATAAATATCCGTCCCGCTCGGCGATTGTGGCTTGACGTTCATCACCCTGTAATTGGTTGAATTGAACGATAAATTATCATCGTTGATAGGCGTTCCACCGTCGGCATCAAAGAGTATTCTAACATCCCCAGCCTGTATAACGCTCCCGTCAATTTCGGACTTGTCAAACTCTATTCTAACACCTTTGCCTGTAATCGTTGTCGTGGTTCCGCCGGTATAGTTGCCGGTTGCTGGGTTAAACGTCGCCCCAGCCGTTCGGGTCACAACACCGACGCCGCCGAAGTTGCTAATCAGCCTAGATGCGGTCGCTACAAGGGCAGTATAGTTAAACACGCAGCAAGACTATTGATTGAGTGGTGAGCTTTCGCAGTTTGGTTTCACCGGCAGTCAGATACGTCGACGCCCTGGACGACGAAGCATACTCGACCTCAAGCGGTCCAACCTTTTCCTTCTTGGTCAATCGCTCCTGTTTAGCCAGTGGATTGTCCCCACCGTCGATGCCCAGCGATATCTCCATCTGGGCCTCTTTCAGCAGTGTTGGGATTGAGTCCGATGCAACATAGTACCCATCGACGCGAACGCCGTAGCGGGGCCACTGTAGCGCCTGAATCGATGTCATCTTACCGCCGATGAAAGACTTTGATTCAATGTAATCCATCGCCTTGATAAGCAGCACCGCAGCGGTAGCCGTCACCGTGACGTTACGGTCAGCGGCATAAGTTGCCAGTTCTGCGGCTGTGACGTAGCTATTTGCCGTTGCCGATCCTGAGCCTGTTTCTGCGACTATGGTTGCCATAATTTACCCCGTAACAATTGCTAAAACGCCCGCGCCAACTATAACCCCAGCCGTGCAGTAGATTCTTTTAATAACGCCGGTTGCTTGGAGTATACAGGGGTCTTGTACAATGGATCGACGTTCGTGACAATGCGCGTATTAGTCCCGCCCTGATCGTCAGCAATGGATATGAAAGTGCCGTGTCTGGGCATTATTGAGCCTTGAGTGCCATTGGATTATCCAGATAATGCCATCAAAGCTGGGCCCTCGTGAGAAGGCCCAGCGGTGAGACACTATCACCCGAGCAAAATCGATGTATGTTCGGGCTTTATGTTCTTCACGCCCCAGGCAAGGCCAACCTCATAGCGGACCTTTTTGTAACCCTTGTACATGCTGAACTCGAAAGTCAGCCCTGAACGTGGGTCGGTCAGCATGATGGCATCAACAGCTTGGTCGCCCTCGTCTGGCATCGCAGGTGCGCGAGCGGCCAATACTAAAGCGGATCGGTTGAAGCACATATTCTGTGCAGCGGTTCCGACCACTGTCAGCGCTACTGCTGAAGCTGCAATGGCTTGTCGCAAGCCAGGCTCAGCAATCACGATATTACCGCCAGTCAGCGCAGTAGTTACGATGTACTTGTTGGCATCACCCGTAAAGGTCACGGAGTCACCGGCAAGAATCGTGCCAGAACCAGTTATCAGCGCGATGGTGGTCACGCCAACAGCGAAGCCAGCGGTTGAGCTTGTGTAGTTCGCGCCGGTTCCTTTCGTTGGTGTCTTGATCTGAGCTGATTCGCGGAGAGGCATACCAGCCAGGTCAAGTAACACGCCCTGACGTAACATTGAGTCAGTGCCAGCAGAGTTGACCGCTGATTGCTTACCAATGAAGTTCGCACCGGCAGATGTGTTGATAACCAGGTGATTGTCAGATTGCGGAGCGCCGTTGTCCTTCAGAATCTTCAGGACTTGGGACGCATCCGTATAGTCGTTCGCAGTGCCAAAAGGCGTTGTAGCGGCCGTGCCGTAGGATCGACTGAACGTGCTGTGGAGTGCCGCGAGGTCAGACTCAACCTCGTTAACCAGTCCACGCAAAGCCTGAGCGATCTTACCGGCTCGGCTGTTCAAGTAACCAACACCTGCATTCAATGCCATTTGCTGGTTGCCGACGAAGCCAAACTCGTAAGCGCGTTCCTTTGTGATGACGATATCAGTGTAGCCAGTCGTTTGACCAGTAGGCTCAGGGATCGCCATTGCAGGTGTAATGTCAACGCCATTACCAGTAGGCTCAACGCTCACTCGGATATTGGTATCCTTTGCGGCGCGTTCTGCTGATGCGTTCATTGTGACAGCAGGGACAAGCCCTACCAACTCGCGAGACACTACGTCCAGCGCTTCGTACAGGTCGGGAATCAATCCCGTGATAGTATTCTCAGCCATGTTCTAATCCTCAATCGTGGGTGATGGTAACACCAGACCGAGCAACCTTGCTCTGATCTGCGGGTGACAGCGCGGTTAGTTCCGCTCTGGTCATGGTCTTTGCAGCACCGCCGCCTGATTGGTTTCCGCTAGCACCGCCACCGGATGACTGATTTCCCCGCATTAGCGAGGCGTATCGAGAGTCGTTCTTGAACTCGGATTCTAGATCAGCCATTGTTGCGACTGTCAAGTTTCCGCTTGAATCTGTAATTTTAATCCCGTCATCGTAAGATTTCAACCTCCGAGTGATGAAATCCGCCAATAATTCGGCATTTACGCCATCTGCCAACTTTGCGGCCAGCTTCATACCCGCCGCTGACTCGTTTGCCTTGGATATTCCACCACGCAAATCGGTTAATTCTTTCTGGGTCGATAGGTAGCGTTCTTCCGCCGAGCGGTGCAGCGCCTCAAAGTCTCCCTTTTCCTTGGCAATACGCTCGCTCTCAATAAGCGCGTCTGCCTCGATCTTTACCCGTGCGGCCTTGGCCGCCTTAGTCTCGCCCAATAGCTCGTCCATCTTAGCCTTCATGGATGCCGTACTACTGGTCGCCTCGTCTAACTTAACCTGCATCGCTGCGTTTTCAGCGGTCAGGGATTCGATGGTTACTTCATTGTCTGCCATTTTCTATTACCTCTAGGTCACTAACCGACGCCCACTGAGCGCCTATAAATCGGAAAACGTGATCGGAGCCATGCTTTCCAGTTGAGCCAGGGTGTAAACCCTGCCTGTTGGGTCGGTAAACTTGTCGATGGTCATGCCGCCGGTGCGGAATAGTCTCGACCGCTCCACGCCTAATGCCTCATCGACAAACTCTTTAGACTGGTCGCGTAACCAGCCGCCGTATGTTGTTTTGCTGTCCACTTGTTTGACGCCATCTGAGCCGATAGACGGGCGCAAGCCTTTGATCTTCAATCCTAAATCGTGTTCTTTGCGTATCTTTGGTATTGTCGTGCTCCTGCAATTCAGGTGGGCCGGAGGCATCGGGCCCGCGTCTACGTCGTATACGGTTCCGTCCAAACCCATGCACAAAAGGCTTGTGATTCCGTCAAGCGTCGCGACCCATTGGTATTGGCCGACTAGCTTCTTGTTTGCCCTGTAAGTCTCGGCCCGCGATACGCTGGACGCATGGTTGATGATGGTATTCACAAGCGTTGTGATTTGTCGTTGCATCAGATTGTTAATCAGCCCTCCAACGCTCCTGGCAATCATCTGGGTCGTGTCACCTAGCGTCATGCCGTCAACGATGACCGTGCCTATCTGCGCCGCCTTCTTGACGCTGAACGTCTTGAGCGCATCGGTGATGGTGACGCCGCTATTGAGCTTGGTGGACATTGGCGTTGACATCACTGCATCGGTCAATGCCGCGCTTTGTGGCGTGATGTAGTCGATACTTGAGGCTTTATTCATCATCGACACAGTGAAATCGGCCTCACTGATAACCATATCCCTCGCGGCCGCCTCAACGCCTGCCTGCAAAGTGCCTAGGGCCGTCCTGGTCATGCGGTCAATGTCTCGCAGCACATCGGTCAGTCTTTGCGCTTGGAACGCTGACGGCTCTAAGGCGAGCCTGGCATTGACATCAATGCGGAGCCTGTTGAGTATGATGACAGATTCACGCGCTCGACCAGCGCCGTATCTCAGGACGAATATCTGATGCCTGGTTGCTGCGTCGATGAGGAACTGGGTCGAGCTCATATCAGTACGTCTTTAACCTCTGCCTCGCCCTCGATATCCTCGTCTAACCTACCTGGCGCTATCAACCCGCCATTCCTCAGCAGGGTTCGCATATCACTGTCAGCAATTAGGCCTCTGTCAAGTAGCTGAATCTCGGCCATCAGCAACTGCGGATCGACCGAAGCCCTGTAGAATTCACGGTTGATGCTAATCACCGGCTCCATCGTCCCGCCCATGAACTCCATCGCCCACATAATCGATTGACGGAATGCTGCCTCGACGTTGATAACTATGGTTCCCAATTTGCTGTTCTGACCGGCAAACCGGATCTTGGCAGCCTCGGCAGTCTCAACCCCTCCTGCATCGCTGATGATACGAGCGCCAAGCATGACCATTTGCTTCTCTTTCAGGGCCATGCCTTCCATCGGCATCGTGTTATTTGCAGCCTGTAGCAATGTCGCCGAGCCGCTTTCTGGCAGGGCTACAACGGCCCTTGAGCCAAAGGTAACGCCGTTCGCCATGTTCTGGTCTACCCATGATTGCGTCAGACCAGAGAATACCGGCGTTGGCTGTCCAACTAAGTGGCTTGAGTCCTCGAAATCGGCACTGTTGCGGTAGTGAGCCAGGTTAATCTCTGCGATGTCATAGACTGGTGCCTTGTCGATTGTCTCATCGTTGTTCGTCGCCCCGATAAATTGAAAAGGGATTTTGTTCCATGTTTGGCCCTGGAAGTTGCGCGGGATGATGTCAGATGTATAGGTCGCCTTCCCGTCGATGGTAGTCTGGCCGGTTTCGCGGGTGACTAGATTCTCCTGATCGTCATATAGGCGCTGGATGTAAACACCGTCCTGCATCAGTAGGACCCGAGTGTATTCGAGTTCTTCAACGTCGAAGCCGTCATCGCTAATCTTATGGTGCATCTCCCGCAGCTTGATCATAGATAAACGTTTGACGCCGCCCACTGACTCGGTGCGCCAGTAGAGGATAGACTCGGCAGGATAGAGTTGAATGTGCGCCTGCATCCCTTGACTCGCCGCTACGGTTAGCCCGCCTGGTGCGCTTGGGTAGTCGGTCAGCAAGCCATACCTGCCAACTAATGCAACATCGCCTGCAACGTCCTTAATCGCTTGGTCTAGCGGCAGCCCATCGCCTGACGTGTTTGTTCGCAGGTAGTCGATCGAGGCGTCTAACTCAAACTCAGTCTCTTTGCGGAATACCAGCCCCATCATGCCGTCCTTTGTCGGCGCGACGAAGTTCACGAAACAAGCCCGCATCAGTAGAGACTTGTATCTATCCTTGCCCTCTGTATCACCCTGCAATCCTTCAGGTGGCGGTAGGTAGGCTGTCCCTTGCTCGCCCGATAGCTTGGACGATGAGGAACCGACGCGAGTCTTAACCGCCTGCGCACCCTCATCAGTATCGCGGCATATCTGCCAGATTTTAGACGCTTTCGTATAAT